GCTTTGGGCGGTGTTTTCGTGACGCGCTTCGTATGTGGCCACAAGGGCCGGCGCAACATACAGACCCGTTATGGCTGGATGTGCCTGCCGTGCGCGGTGGATTGGCACAGGATTCAACAATCGTTTAAGCAGGGTGGAGCGGAGGGAAATGGTAATGGATTATCAAGAGTTTTTACAGAGCAAACAGATAGAGATTAAGCCGGTCGGTTTTTCTGTTGACGACGGCGACATCAATCCGATGTTGTTTGATTGGCAACGGGCGATTGTCAAGTGGGCGATTCGGCGCGGGCGGGCGGCCTTATTTGAGGACTGTGGCCTTGGCAAGACGCCGCAACAATTGGAATGGGCGCGGCTGGTGTCAACCTATACCGGCAAGCCGGTACTAATCCTTGCTCCGTTGGCCGTTGCGGACCAGACGCGGGCCGAGGGCGACAAGTTTAATGTGCCCGTTACCATTTGCGAAACGCAAGCAGACCGGCAGCCGGGCGTCAACATTACCAACTATGAAAAGCTGCACCACTTCAATCCTGCCGGATGGGGCGGCATTGTGCTGGATGAATCTAGCATACTAAAGGCATATGACGGCAAAACGCGCAAGGCGCTTTCTCGTTTTGCGCGCACGATTCCATTTAGGTTGGCCTGCACCGCAACGCCGGCGCCAAATGACCTAGTCGAATTGACTAATCATGCCGAGTTCCTTGACATCATGACCGGCAAGGAAATAATTGCCCTATTTTTTACACAAGACGGCAATACAACGCACAGTTGGCGCCTTAAGGGCCATGCACGCGGGCAGTTCTGGCGATGGATGGCTCAGTGGTCGGTTGCCGTCCGCTTTCCTTCTGATCTTGGCTATGATGACGATGGCTTTATCTTGCCCGAGTTAATCATGCATGAGGCCATTGTTGAAGGTAAGACGCCTGATGGCTTTCTGTTGCCAGTCACGGCGCAAACCTTGAGCGAACGGCGAGCTGCGCGCCGGGCTAGTTTACCGGATCGTGTAGCATTGGCGGCGGATCTGGTCAACAACAGCGATGAGCCGTGGCTCGTTTGGTGCGACCTGAACAAAGAATCTGAGGCGCTTGTCAAGGCGATACCGGATGCTATTGAAGTCGCCGGGCGTCATTCAAACGACCATAAGCGCGACGCCATGATGGGATTCTCAGAAGGGCGCTATCGCGTATTAGTTACCAAGCCAACTATCGCCGGATTCGGTATGAACTGGCAACATTGCCAGAATATGGCCTTTGTCGGCCTGAGCGACAGTTATGAGCAGCAGTATCAGGCGATCCGGCGTTGCTGGCGCTTTGGGCAGGAGAAGCCCGTTAATGTCCATGTTATCACGGCAACGACAGAGGGCGCAGTAGTGGCCAATATCAGGCGCAAAGAAAAGCAGGCCGCCATGATGTTTGATAACATTGTCAAGCACATGGCGATTGAAAGCGAGTTGAATGTGTCGGCGAAAAGAGAGGTAATGAAAATGGAATACGATGAGGCCGAAGGTCAAGATTGGATGCTATATCTTGGTGACAGCGTTTATACCGTGACAAATGTTGATAGTGATTCTGTTGGCTTGACTGTGTTCAGCCCGCCGTTTCCTGGTATGTACGCATACACGAACAGCGAACATGACATGGGCAACAGCAAAGACATTCAGGATCTTGTGAATCACTTCAACTTCCTCATTCCAGAACTATATCGAATCACAATGCCGGGGCGGCTATGCGTTATTCATCTGACACAAGAGCCGATATTTAAGCGCCATGCCGGTTATGTTGGGCGCCGTGATTTTCGGGGCGACATCATTCGCAGCATGGAGAAACACGGCTGGATCTATTGGTCTGAGGTAACGATTGACAAGAATCCTCAACTAAAGGCTAGTCGGACAAAAGAGCATACGCTTTTATTCAAAACGCTGGCGAAAGACAGCACCAGCAACGCTCCATGCCTTGCGGATTATTTGGTAGTATTCAAAAAGCGCGGCGACAACCCGACTCCAGTACGGGCGGGCATTTCAGATACATATGATAATCCCAATGGATGGATGACGAATGAGGACTGGATTGAGTGGGCCGCGCCAGTTTGGTATGGTGCCCATCGCGGCATCCCCGGCGGGATTGCTGAGAGCGACGTGCTAAACGTGCGCCAGGCCCGCGAGACTGATGACGAGCGCCATCTTGCCCCGCTCCAACTGGGCGTTATTGAGCGATGCGTCAAGTTATGGTCGGCGCCGGGCGATTTGGTTTACTCGCCTTTTGCTGGCATTGGTTCAGAGGGCTATGTATCGCTGAAACTAAACCGGCGTTTTGTTGGCGGCGAACTGAAACGATCATACTGGCAAAGCGCAATTGAGAATCTTGAGGCCGCCGTTAGAGAGCGCGAACAGCCTACGCTTTTTGACTTCATTGCCGCAAACGCAAAAGCGGAGGCCGACAATGAAACCGGATGACATCCAGCGCCGCGCGCTAGAAACCTGGCACCGTGCCTTACCGCTTGACCTTCAAGAACTGCACGCCGTTTTGGGCGTTGCGGGCGAGGCCGGCGAACTGGCCAACCAGCACAAGAAACATCTCTTTAAGCCGGGCGGCATGACGAACCGCGATGACGTACTAGACGAATTGGGCGACGTGCTTTACTACGTGGCAATCCTGGCGTATCTGAACGGCGCCACATTGGAACACGTTAGCCAGCGCAATTATGAGAAACTGTACGGCGGGCATGGATGGGAGCCGGATTATTATTTATACGACCTGATGGAAGAATCATGACCCGCGTCATGATGTCCGACCCGCGATACCCGGACATCGCCGCCGTGCTGCACCTGCTAGGCGTGGCGCATAATCCGGCGTGCTGGTTTGGCGATGCCGGCCCGGATCTGGAACGGCAGGCGGCGATCACAACGCTGGAGGATGAACTTGACCGGCTATTGGCCGCCGTGCCGCCGTCTGGGTTTGCGGAGTGGTTTGACCGGCCCGGCGGCGATGTTGTATAATCTGGGCGTAGGATTAACAATGACCGAGGCTATGACAGGCCCAAAGCAACCGGCACAAAATACCCTTTTTGAGTGGCCTTTGGCCTTCCCTGGTTGCGGGAACTGTCATAGGCCGAGGTCACTCAAAAGGGGTTTTTTTTTAGGAAAAATCTATGGCCGCTAAATACTGGCTCAAACTCTACTACGACATGCTAGACGACCCAAAGATCGGCAAGCTCAGGCCCGCGCTGCGCTGGCGCTTCATAGAGTGCTTGCTTGTCGCTGGCGAGTGCGACGACGACGGCTATATACCTGACCCGGCGGAGTACGCCTGGCGCGTGCGGGCTGACACCGAAACGGTGGAAACTGACTTTGTGCAACTGGCAGAGGGCGGGCTATTGTCGCAGAATGGCGGGCGCTGGCTTGTGACGAAGTTCAGCGAGCGCCAGGCGCCAGTACCGCCGACGGAACGCTGGCGACAGTGGCGCGACCGGCAGCGCCAACAGGAGTACAACGAACAGCAAACGGATTTCAAACGCGGTCAAACGAAAGTACAAACGAATCGTTTGACAGATATAGATATAGATACAGATATAGATAAGATGCAGATGAAGAAGGGCGCTGACGCGCCCGGCGTCAACGGCGGCGACATCCTTAATCAAGCGGCCTCAAAAGCGCTGGTCGATTGGTGGACGCGCCTGACCGGCGGCGGCCGGCCCTGGGGCAACGATGCTCAGGCGGACTACTACGGCCCGGCCGAAACGTTGCTAGAACGCCTTAATAACGACGTGCCCCGCGCCAAGGATCTGCTTGAGGAAAAGCGGGCGGAGATGATACGCGACGGCAAAACACCCAAGCGCCTGAGCGCCGTCGCCTTTTACGTGGTGGCCGATCTGGACGGCGAGACGATTGATTATTCCAGCAATATAGCAGACTTCAAGGTATACAATGAGCCGCAAACTTAACAATACCAACGTACCAGAGAAACTATTTAACGAAGCGACCAGCATCAAGCGCCAGGGCGGCAAGGTGTTTCTTGTCATTGGTGATGATAGGGCGCTAAAGCCGGGGCACTGCCACAACTGCAACGGTACCGGCGCGGTTGGCTATCAGTTTTTCACAGGAGGTCCGTATGATGCAACGCCAACGATCCAAAACATGCTGCCGAGCCCAAACCAGCCGAATAATGTATCGGCCCGGGCGACGTTTCATGACGGCAAATGGTACAGGCAAAAGACACGGACGTTTGCTTGCCCGGATTGCGAGGGCACCGGCATCATTGGCGGCAAGGCTACGCCGTCACCTGCGCCCGTCACCCTTTGACGACCTTGAGGCCGAGTTGCCATATTAGGAGGTTTTCATGCCTGAATACTACGATAACGGCTCTTTCAGCAACAGCGCCACTCCGCCGCCGTCCGGGCAAGATGCTGGTTGCGCGCTTCTGTTCGCGCTGCTGGCCATCGCGGCCGGGCTGCTGCTAATGGGCGGCGGGTGGTTGTTGCGGGTTTGGCAACTGGGCGGGATGTGATGTGGAACAAACGGAGGAAACATGACCCCAATTGAATTAATCGCAGCAACCGCCGCGCTGGCCGTCGTCGTCGCCGTTGTGCTGACGGCGATCCAGGGGGCGGCTGACGGATGACCTGGCCCCAATACCGCCGCCTGCTGAACCGAGCCGGCTATCGCCGCGATAAGGCCGACAGCTCAGGCGCGATGTGGACGCACAAGCATACGGGCCGATCCATTTACCCGCACGAGTTCAAGGAACAGCCAGACGGAACCCGGCGGACGAACTGGCAATACTGGGCGGCGCACGACATGACGCCGCCGCCGTTTTGAGGTGATAACATGAAACGAATCATTATTCTTGTGCTTATCGGTGCCATCGCTGCAACGGCGCTGGCCAACATCCCGCGCGACAACCTGCGCGCCCCGATTGCCGAAACGTCAACGCCAATGCCGGCGGCGACTGAGGCGCCAATCCGCGCGCCGATTCCGACCGCGCCGACGTTTGGGGCCAACACGCCAACACCGGACGGATACCCGGCCCCGGCTACGTTGCCCGCGTATCCCGGCCCGGTGACTGTGACGGCGCCGGCCAACTACGTGACGCCAACACCGCCGTAAATGGAGATGATGACATGAACGAAATAAACACCGCTGATCGTGATCGCTGTATCCGCCTGGCGTACAGAAGTCAAGACCATGACACGCAGGCGAGGATTGATTATGCGTCCTGGCAACTTTCGGCCGGGATAGCAGACCGCGACAAAAGGCGTAAAGCCATGTTTGGCCCGGTGTCTGCTATGGAGTTGGTTTGGGCGCTGGCGCGTCATGTTTATTTGCGCGATGATTGATCCCCTAGTTCTTCTCCACTATCGCAAGCCCGGAGGTGTCTATAAGTGCTTACCGTCCCTTGCCGGGCCGGGTTGCCGCAAGCAAGAATTGAAGCAGCCCGTAGGAATGGCCAGCCCGGCCCGGCGCAATTGACCACCACCAAACCATCATGATATACTGTACTGGTACAAAGTATCAAAAGGAGTAACGATGAAAGACCTTTCATTTCTTCGGCCATTGTTGGAGTTGATGTACACACACAAGTTCTGGACCGTGTTTATCGCCGCGCTTGTGGCCTCTGGTGTCACCTGGGCGGCGGATCTTGGCGAATGGGTGCCGTTGATCGTGCTTGTCGGCGGTTCTCTGCTTGGCGGTACTGCCGTTAAGGTGCAAGAGGCGCGGGCAGCGGGCAAGTAGGGGAGCCGTGTCAGGTAAGACCAGCCGATACCGCTATACAGACGATTTTCGCGCCAGTGTTGTCTTAATGCTGGAGGCGGCCGGCTATACTGGCGACAAGGAAACCAGCAAGGAGGGGAGCTTGTCAGCGGTTAGCAGGAATACAAAGGTTCCGTTAACAACTATACGACGCTGGTTTATTAAGGCAAACAATCCGCCGCCTTCCGAACTTGTAAATAAAAAACGCATTGACTTCCAAGAGGCGATTGAAAGCGAGATGGACCATATACTGCAAGAAATGGGTGCAACTCGCGGCGATGCGCCTTACAATCATCTGGCTACCGCCTTCGGTATTCTGTTCGACAAGCGTCAGCTCTTAATGGGCGGCGCGACGGACAACCAAAACCGTCAGGTGTTGATTAAGTATGCTGAATGACGCCGTCATAACCCTGCCGCGTCCGCACACGGCGCAGCAACGCATCATAGACGAGGCCGGACGGTTTAACGTCGTCAACTGTGGCCGGCGCTTTGGCAAGACGACGCTTGGCATTGATCGCGTCGTTACGCCTGAAACCTTGCCGCATCCGGTCGGTTGGTTCAGTCCGACCTACAAGATGCTGCTTGAGGTATGGCGCGAGGCGGTTCTAGCATTGGCGCCAATCACCACGCGAAAGAACGTACAGGAACGCCGCATAGAAACGGTGGCCGGCGGCGTCATAGAGTTTTGGTCACTTGAGAATCCAGACGCCGCGCGCGGGCGCAAGTATCGCCGCGTTATCATTGATGAGGCCGCCATGATTCCGGGCCTTATGGACGCTTGGCAGCATGTCATCAGGCCGGCGCTTGCTGACTATGTTGGCGATGCCTGGATGCTCAGCACACCAAAGGGGCGTAACGGATTCTGGCAAATGTACCTATGGGGCCAGGATGACGAAATGCCAGATTGGGCGTCGTGGACGTTGCCAACTTCGGCCAATCCGCATATAGCCGATAGCGAAATAGAGGCCATGCGTTCCACGATGCCGGAGTTGGTCTACAGGCAGGAAATATTAGCGCAGTTTCTTGAGGATGCCGGTGGCGTGTTTCGGCGCGTCATGGAAGCGGCGACGGCGACGGCACAAGACTCGCGCCAATACCTTGTCGTTGACGGCATAGAGCAGGGCTGGCATCCTTATGTATTCGGCGTCGATTGGGGCCAGATGAATGATTTTACCGCCATCGCCGTGATTGACTTGCACACGCAAGAACTGGTACATCTGGACCGGTTCAACAAAATAGATTATGTGGTTCAGTCTGGACGGTTGCACGCTCTGGTTGAACGGTTCAAGCCTTCGGTTATCGTGGCTGAGAGTAATAGCATGGGGCAGCCGATAATTGAGCGGCTAATCCGTGATGGCCTCCGCGTGCAGCCATTCCAGACGACAAACGCCACGAAAGCGGCGGCGATTGACGCGCTGGCGCTGGCCTTTGAGCGCGGCGACCTTCGGATATTGAATGACCCAATCCTGGTGGGCGAGCTGCAAGCGTATGAGATGAGCAAGACGCCCTCGGGGTTGGTCACGTATTCAGCGCCGGAAGGGATGCACGACGACACGGTGATCGCGCTGGCGCTGGCCTGGCAAGCGGCATATCGTAAGCCGTCGCCGTTTTCGGTCGAACAGCCGCTAAAGCGTAGCACATGGACGATTAACGCCGGCACGAATGGCGGCGGGCGGTGGAAAAGGGGCAAACTAGGACGATGATACATGGGTAGACGTAGACTGTTCCAGGATGTAGGCGCGCAATCCGGCGACCTCGGCAGCCGTTGGGGAATGAGCCAGGGCGATTTTCTGGCCGAATGGCAGGGCACGCGCAAGATCCGCAACATTAAAGAGATGCTATACAACTCGGCGGTCATTGGGGCGCTGCGCCTGTCCCTGGAGATGCCGATCCGCAATGTTCAATGGGCGTTTGTCGGCCCGGAGGGCAGCGACGCAGACAGCGACCCAGGCCTGGCGCTGCTTGACGACAGCTTAGCAAACATGCGCGACAATTTCGTCAGCCACGTTATTGACGCGCTTCTGTTCCCGTTCTATGGCTGGTCGCTGTTTAGCATCACCTACGAGCGCAACGGCGGGCGCATCCTGTGGAGAAAGTTTAAGCCGCTTGGACACGACACCATCCAACACTGGATGTATGATGACGATGGCGGGCTTGCCGGCGTGCAACAGTGGCCGCATCTCTGGGCTGAGCCAATACCGATAGAGCGCTTGTTGCTGTACAGGTTCAGAAAGACCAGCGGCGATCCAGAGGGGGAAAGCATCCTTCGCCCGGCGTGGATTAGTTGGTACTATGTGAAAAACGTTATGGACGTTGAAGGAATCGGCATAGAGCGCAACCTTGCCGGCCTGCCGGTTATAACGCCGCCAATGGGCGCCGACATGGCCAGCGGTGGCACAGACTATGAAGCGGCACACAAGACGGTACGCAACATTCGCCAGGACGAACAGGCCGGTGTCGTTTTGCCCGCGCCAATGGGGCCTGAGCCACATCAGCAATGGCGGCTTGAGCTGCTAACCGGCGGCGGCATGTCAAAGACGGTTGACACGAATATGGTGATAAGCCGGTACGAAAAGCGCATGCTTATGGCCGCGCTTAGCCAGTTTCTAATGCTTGGCATGGATAATATCGGCGCGCTGGCGACGTTTGAGGGCGCGACGGACTTCCATGCCATGCTGCTTAACGCCTGTGCGGACATCATATCCGAAACGTTTAGCAAGTTCGCCATTCCGCGCCTGTTTGCCCTGAACGGCCTTGACCCGACCGGCTACAGCATGGAGCATACAAGCGCCGGCAATGAGGATCTTACGCAGTGGGCCGACCTATTCGCCGTCGTTAAGGACGTGATTAACTTCCTGCCTGAGGATGAGATAGAAGTGCGCGCCAAACTGGACTTTCCGGAGAAGACGGTTGAAGAAATAGAGATGGCCCGCGCAGAGGAGGCGGAGCGCAAGGCGGCGCTTACGCCACTGTTGCCGCCCGTGCTGCGGCAACGGCAAGCGGGGCAAGGCGACCAGGATGATATGAGCGCCGAGTTGTATGCCGCCGGAAATGCGCCGGACGATGACGAACGTCTGAAATTCGAGCAAATCTGGCAACGCCAGATGTCGGCATACTGGAAGGGCCAGCGAGAGCGAATTGTTAAGGAAATGAAATAATGCTGCCGCCTGGCTTTTGGGATTCTGAGCGCGCCAGGTTATCGGCCGACATAGCCGATACGGTTTTGCGCGTTCTTATCGCCGGCGGCACGTCTGGCGTTGAACTGTTGCCACAGTCGGCGCGCGTTTTGGTTAATTGGGACATATTCAACCAACATGCTACCGACTGGCTCAAGATATTTCTGGGCGATGTGTCGCAGCCGGCGCAGTTTGCGGACCAAAACAGAGTTGCTTGGAATTGGGCCAGAGAGTTGACTGATGTGACACGGCGCGGTGTCATGGATGATATTAACGCATGGGTACAAAGCGGAGATCCCCTTCCAGAACTAGAAAAGCGCCTGATGAGAAACCAGGCGTTTAGTTCAAACCGGGCGCGCATGGTGGCGGCGACAGAAGTGACCCGCACGTATGCCAGCGGCAATCTTATGGCTTGGTCTGCAAGCGGGCTGGTCAGCGGCAAGCGTTGGCGAACGGCGGTAGATGAGCGCGTTTGTCCCATTTGCGGCCCAATGCACATGACGATTGTTGAGATTGACCAGGATTGGCAGTTTACGCAGGACATGCGCGAGGCCAGCCCAGAGCTTGACCGGGCGCTTAAGTCAATTGGCAACGCGGCATTTACCGCGCCGCCGGCTCATGTCAATTGTCGGTGCTGGCTATCGCCGGTTGTGTTCGAGGCGATGGACCCCGACGAACTGGAGGAGCAGAGGTTCGATAAAGACCAACGGCGGGCGGGGCAAGTGCAACCTGTGGAGCCGGTGCTGCCTGAACCAGTGCCAGCGCCAGCAGCGCCGCCGGGTGGCCCGCTCGGGACGCAAATCAGTGACACGATAAGAATTGATTCGAAAATACCAAGGGGCGGCAAGGTTGGCCCCAGAATACGCGGGGCCATAGAAGCAATAGATAGTACCCACGGCGACGGAACACTACAGCCCGTTAATTTGAAGCTCAGTAGTGGACAGGGTAGAGTGGGCGAATATGCCCACGATATTTTTGGCAAGCCGGTTCACATTAAGGTAAGCCGCGCCGGGCAACATCAAGGCTTAACAACGGCACACGAAATTGGGCACTATCTTGACCAACAATATCAGGCAAGAAACGCCGTTCCCGGTCAGCCTATTGGTAAATGGTTATCGTTATCTGATGAGGCGAAAGAATGGCGAGAGGCGATAGCGAACAGCCGATTACACACAGAACTCGATGCGTTGTATAGTGCCGGGAAAATAGAAGTTACTTTGGAAGGGGGGGGAATATTTGAGGCGACAGTTAATAAGCAATATGTTCGTTATTTACAAAGCACAAAGGAATACTGGGCGCGAAGTTATGCCCAATATATAGCAACGCAAAGCGGAAACAAGGACATGCTGACTGAGCTTTTTGTAGAACAGAGCGCAGATGGTTATAAGGCACAATGGGACGATGACGACTTTGAGCCAATAGCGCAGGCATTTACCGCCATGTTTAGGAGGCTTGGATGGCTACGATAGAAGAAAGGGCGGTTGAATTATCAGCGGCGCTTGGGATACCCCTAGAAAGGGCGCGATTTATTGCTATGATAGAAGCTGGCGAAATCCCGACCGCCGATGCTTTTGAAATTCAACGGGACGGTTCGTTGAAGCCGACAAGCCAGGAACCGCTAGAGGTAGCCAATGACCGACCCAATAGAAGTACAATTCGACCCGCCTGATCTGCCAAAGCGCTTTGCCAAGGCCGGCGGCGACCTAGAGAAAGAACTGCGCCAGACGATGGATCAGGCGCTATATCATATTCAAGATAGCGTACCGTCTTATCCTGTCGCCTCGCGCAAGCCGCAACCATTCAAAAGCGACAAGCAGCGGCGCTTCTTCTTTTGGGCGCTCAGGTCTGGACGAATCAGCGTTCCATATCGACGAACGGGCACGCTGGGCCGGTCACTAACAATAGGTCAACCCGGCAATATCAAAGAGGTGCGGAAATTGGGCCAGGGTGTTGAGGGGCAGTTCGGCACGCGCACAAAATACGCGCCGATGGTCATTGGCCAGCGCAGCCAGGCCAGATACCATCAGGGTACGTGGTGGACGCTTAACGAGGCCGGCAAAAAGGCGCGACCGGACATTAATCGACTATTCGCCCAGATGGCGCGCCGCATGGCCGACTTCATAGCAGGAAAAGGGGCATAGATGACTGAACCACTACCGACCTATCGCCTACGCCCGTATCGGCACCGCGCGGCGACGTGTAGCCGCCTGTTGTTCGAGGCGTACTTGCCGCCCGGTACGCATCTCCGCATACGGTGCCCATCATGCGGCGGGATGCACCAGATTCGGTTAGACAGTACGGGCGTGGTGGTTGGCAGCAATGGGCAGAATGGGCATAACTTGACACCTGACACACCATAAGTTAAACTGTAAGTTGACAACCCAATACTAGAGGACTAGATCCCCCCATGATACCGCGTAACGGGCGCGACGATTGCGGGGATTGTTGCATTTTAGGGAACTATGCCAACAGAACAGGTATTCATAAGGGATGATTTTCTGACCATCTCGCCGGGGGAGCCATTCCGGCTATTTCCTTTTGGTACGTTGGTCAAGGGTGGAAAGAAGCGCAACATCACACCGGAGTTTGCGGCTCAGTTCAAACTACCGGATTTTAAGCCGGCGATTAAGTTGGGTAGCCACGCCGACGAAACAAAGGCCGGCGGATATATCACCGGCCTGGAAGTGCGCGACGACGGTTTATACGCTATTCCAGAATGGAATGACAACGGCACCGCCGCGATTGCCGAGGGCGCATATCGTTACCAGTCGCCCGAGGTGGTTTGGGAAGGCGGATTTGAAGATAGTGAATCTGGCGCGGTCAGCAATGGCCCGCTGATAGTAGGGGCAGCATTATTGCATATGCCGCACATGGGAAGCCGCGCGGCATTGTATTCGGTAGATACCGAGGGAGAGCAAAACATGGATGAATCCGTGACCGTTCCCGCCAGTTTGTTTGAGCGCCTATTCGGGCGCCAAGAATCTGCGCCGGAACCGGAACCAACTCCAGAGCCAGATCCCGGCATCGAGCCAGACGTTTATGAGGCCGCAATTGCGGAGCGTGACGAACTGGCCGCCAAGATTCAGGCGATGGAATTGGAGAAAGAACGGGCGGGCCGTGTTGACGCTTTCGCTGCGGAGCTGGCAAAACATGAGGCCGTGGCTGGAAATGCCGTATTGGCCGAAGCGCTGGCCGACGTGGCGGAATATGACAACGACCTGGCCAATTTGTTGACGGTTGAAGTAGTCAAGTTGGGTGCCGTAGCCGATCAGGCTGGCATTACCAAGGACATCGGCAGCGCCGGCGACGGTAGCGACGTTGACCCGACCGACGCCTTCAACCAGGCTGTTTTGGCGCGCTCCGCCAAGGACGGGATCAGTTACCCAGATGCGGTTAAACTGGTCGCCGCCGAACAG